CCCATTTGGCAGGTCCGGTTGCCTTTCGACAATCCGGATTGGAAAATTTGTTCTGTTTCTCCTAACGTCACATTGGAAGACTCTAGCTTCCGGACAACACTTCATCATCTCTTGCATCGCGAAACCGATTTCAAGTGGAGACTCACTAGGCTCTCCGCCTTTGAGTGAATAGTTTAGAATGAGCTTCTGATTAAGATAGCCCAACTGAACGTTCTCCTTCCCTAAATTCGCTTCGGACTGATTGTACATATAGAACATCACATTATTCACCATTGCAAAATGCTCTGATGCGTATGATTTTCCAATGGACAATTGCAAGCCGACTTTTGATGTCGTCTCCTCCCAAATCCTGCAAAATCGTTTAGGACATGGAAAAAGAATGTCATCGCCGTTGATTTTAGTCATCGAACGAATAACATCCCTATCCCCCTTGGTGATTATTGCCTGTGCAATACCAATCTTGAGTGCTGCTTCCAGCGCCGCAAGATTGATTATGCATAAAACAGGAAATGAGAGTGGATGGCCCATAAGCTGACCATTCCTTTGCCAGATACTCCGAGGAAGTCTTTCCTCTCCGAACTCGTAGCGCTTCACATCTTTGCTAGCGTATTGCACTTCAGAACCCTCAAATCCAGTCACAAAGTCGTCATGTAAATGATAAAGTCTTTTGATTTCATCAATACATTCCAACGAAGTATTCTGGTTTAGTTGATCTGTTGCCGCTTTATAGTCTCCTGAGTTCCAAACCCAATCGTCGGGCGCATGCCAAGCACGAACCTCCTCCTTCCAAAGTTCTGACATTGTAGAATACTGGCATTGAGCCCAGTTCCGCAATAATGAACCTTGGAGCGGTTGGAGATAAGTGTACAAGCTGGCTGGACCTGCAGTAATGATTCGAAACTTTCCTGGTTCCGGAATCACCTGCACTCTCACGGCAAAGTCTGAGGCTTTTCGGCCAAGATTCTCCATACGAAGATCTTGCCAAAGAAGTCTCTTCTCTGCATTCATGATGAGTCCAACCTCCTTGAACGACATGTCGTCCGCCAATGGTGGGAGCCCCGTCTCACCCAACACCTCCATTACCTCCGCTTTTGCTCCGCCTTTCTTTCTAGAATAAGCAAAACTCGCGTTCTGAGATGGTGCTAGTTTCTCGGTTTCAATGTTTCGGACTACAAATCTTGTAGATCTTCGCACTTGATCGAGAAGAGAATCGGATACCTCCTCTGGCGTTTTAG